CGATTTAAGGTATGCCAATTTAACGAATGCCGATTTAAGGTATGCCAATTTAACGAATGCCGATTTAAGGTATGCCAATTTAACGAATGCCGATTTAAGGTATGCCAATTTAACGAATGCCTCGGGGAATCGAAAAGAAATAAAAAGCTTGTTTATAACAGAGTTATACCCTGTTGTGTACACTGCGTCACATCTTCAAATAGGGTGTGAAAAGCATCCCATAGAAGAATGGGAAGCGTTTGACGATGAACGTATATTAGAAATGGATGGCAAACAGGCGCTTAGATTCTGGCGTGAAAACAAAGATTTCATATTTTCTACAATCACTAAATATCCGGCGGTGTAAAATGTCAATATTAGAAGAAGCAAGCAAACCTACACGCGGTGCGTTTTTCGGAACCATCGCGGGCGATCCAGGTTTAGGTAAATCCACCTTAGCCGCAACGTTCCCTGACGCTATATGTCTGTCTGTAGAAGACGGAATGCACAGAGTGCGTGAAGATCTGCGTCCCGTATGTGTCGTTACTAAAACGTACGACAGAATCAAAGAAGCATTAGGCGCGATCAACAAAGGTGATCACGGTTATAAAACGTTGATTATTGATTCTGTCACGGAACTTGATACAGTGTTTTGTGAATACACGGTAGCAAACGATCCTAAGAGTCCTAAGTCGATTCTACAAGCCGCTGGCGGATACGGGAACGGACCTAAAGCAGTAGCACGTATGCATGAAAACCTTCGTCAAGCGTGTTACAACATTCACAAGAACCAAGGCATACATGTTGTGTTTATTGCGCACGCCGACACTGAGCGAATGGATTTACCAGACAAAGACCCCTACATGCGCTACAGTTTCCGGATGATGAAAGAAAGCGTTAAGCCGTATATTAACAACGTGGATTTTGTCGGCTTCGTTCGCCAAGAAATCTTTCTACACGGTGAAGAAGGACAACGCGTTAAAAAAGCACGTGGCTCCGGTGACCGTGTGTTAGACTGCGTGTCCCGTCCTAGTACAGTAGCTAAAAACATGTACGGAATAAACGACGATCTACCGTTGGTAGAAGGTGTTAACCCTTTATTGGAGTACTTGCACAATGCTTAAAGGCGTATTTATTGGAGCGGTAGCTTTCTACATGGGAATGTCTGTATTTTTCCATAACATCGACATGGCAGTGATACTAGCTTGCTTTCTATATTTTATGACAATGAAACAAAGGTAAATAGACAATGACAAACTTTTTCGATTTAAGTGACGGTAAAAGCGCTGTTGATACGGGGAAGGACTTTTCTCTAGATAACCCAATGGAACCTATCGCGGACGGCACAGACGTGGTGGCTATTTGTGAACAAGCTAAGTGGGATGAATCCGAATTCGTAACGGGCAAGTTTATCAGTCTACGTTGGTCTGTTCTGAAACCTAGTGAACACTAAAACCGTAAGTTATTCCAGAAGCTTAAGATTAACGACCCGAAAGCCAGTGATAAAGCAAAGCGTATGCTCGTTGCCATTGACGCAAACGCTAAAGGTAAGCTTGTCGAACTAGGGCGCGAACCGACTGACGAGGATCTAGAAACAGCTCTAGTGAATCGGCCCATGTTACTTAAACTTGGCGTTTGGGAAATGGACGGCGGCAAGTCTGGCAACTGGGTCAAGGCTGTATCACCGAAAGAAACAGCACCAAGTAAACCTGCACCACCAAAGAACGATGGTGACATAGCACTGTAATACTGGCCCCGAAAGGGGCTTTTTAATAGAGGTGTAAGCAATGGACAATGATAACGTAAATAAACCGGCGCACTATACTGGGCACCCTAGTGGTATAGAGTGTATACAAATCACTGAACACATGGGGTTCAATCTCGGCAACGCGCTTAAATATATTTGGCGGTGTGACTTGAAGCACGACGCGATAGAAGACCTGCAAAAAGCCAAGTGGTACATTGAACGGGAGATAGCGAAACGTGATAAAGCAACGAAGTGAAGAATGGTTTAAACAACGCGTCGGACGTATTACAGGCTCACGTGTAGGCGCTATCCTAGGCGTTAATCCTTGGGAAACAAATAGCGATGCTCTACGCGCTATGGTCCGTGAATACCACGGTGCCGAAAGCGAATTTAAAGGCAATGTAGCGACTGAGTATGGCACAGCGAACGAGCATAACGTTCAATGGGCCTATGAGCTAGCAATGGGGGAAACAGTCGAGGAGTGTGGATTCTATCCTTATGAAGACTGGTTAGGAGCTTCCCCTGATGGACTCGTCGGAAAAGATGGTCTAGTGGAATTTAAAGCGCCGTTCAGTCTACGCAACGGTGGCAAGTTTAAAACCCTTGCTGAACAGCCATATTACTACGCCCAAGTGCAAATCGAAATGTTATGCGCTGAACGTGAATGGTGCGACTTCGTGCAATGGTCTCCAGAGTTACCGTTGAGCGTTGAGCGGGTTTATGTTGATTACGACTGGTTAAGTGAGAATCTACCAAGATTAATGGAATTTCACGAAAACTATCGAGCAGAACTAAATAACCCCGAACACCTGGAACCGCTGCGCAAGAAAGTTACCAGCATGGCGGCGATACAATTAGCGGAAGAGTACGCGGAGCTAAAAGACGCGATAGACCGAGCTAAAGAACGCCAAGCGGATATCATGGAAGAACTTAAGCTGTACAGCGGCGGAAAAAATGCAAAAATAGGCGATTTTTCCTTGACCAAAGTAGAACGGAAAGGTAGTGTGTCGTATAGCAAGGTTGTCAAAGAACACTGCAAAGATGTTGATTTGAAGCCTTATGCCGGTAAACCTTCAACTTATTGGACATTGAAATAAATGCAATTAAGAGACTACCAGCAGGAAGCACATGATGCAATTATAAATTGGATAAGAAAGACTGTTGATCCTTGTATAGTCGATATTGCTCCAGCCGGAGGGAAATCTCACGTCATTGCAGCGGTAGCGGAAACTCTGCACCAAATGAGCAACGGCAAGAAAATATTGTGTCTAGCCCCCTCAAAAGAATTAGTTGAGCAAAACCATGAAAAATTTTTAATGACGGGAGCGCCCGCTTCTATTTTTAGCGCTTCAGCCGGTAAGAAATGCTTGAGACACCCTGTTATTTACGGAACGCCTGTCACAGTTAAAAATAGCATTTCCCGCTTTGGGAAAGATATCTGCTTGATAGTTTACGATGAGGCACACGAATGGGGAGCAACCGCTGAATTTATTATAGATAAGATTAGAGACAAAAACCCTTTAGTTAGAGTATTAGGATTGAGCGGTACTCCATTCAGAACAAAGGAAGGTTATATATATAAAATAGATGAACACGATCGCGTTTTATCTGAAGATGTAGCGAGAAAACCTTATTTTACAAAATGTGTCCATAGAGTGCCCGCTAAAATAATGCTAGAGCGGGGTTTCTTATGTCCAATGAAAGTGGAAGAAATAAACACAGAAGCCTATGACACCTCTATGCTTGTCCCCAATGGCTTTAACAAGTTTACAGACAAAGAATTAGATAGAGCATTCGTAGGTAAGGGGCGGAAAACATCTTTAATAGTGGCGGATGTGATAAGAGTAGCAAACCGCCACCCTGGCGGAGTGATGCTTTTCGCTGCCACTAGGCAGCATGCTTATGAAATATATGAAAGTCTCCCCAAAGGTAAATCTGCTGTAATAACCGGGGACCCTAAAAAAAAGGCGCAGCGAAAAAGAGACATAGACCGATATAAAAAAAGAGAAATACGATACCTAGTCTCAGTTGGCACTCTAACTACCGGTTTTGACTCGCCTTGGACAAGTATTATTGCATTGTTAAGAAAAATGGAAAGCCCCTCTTTAGTTCAACAAATGTTAGGGAGAGCATGGCGCCCTTGGGATAAAACAAAAGAGGGGTTTATTGTAGGTAAAGATGTACCAAAAGATTCCTCTATTTTATTGGATTATGGAGGCAATATAGAAGACCATTTCCCAGACGGAGACATATATGCACCGGAGATTCGCCCGACTTTTACAGCTAAAGATAACGGAGCGCCTATCCCTTCACTGTGCACCAGTTGCAATACTGTAAACGAATTCAACGCTCGTCCCAATCCAGACGGTTTAGGTTACGACGAGGAGGGCTATTTTACTGACTTAATGGGCAATCGTGTCATGACTGATATCGGACCCATTCCAGGGCATTATGGTCGACGGTGTAGAGGCATGTCACTTGTGCAAGGTGAGTTCGTACAGTGCTCCCACCGCTGGACGTTTAAAGAATGTCCTGAATGCAAGCATGAGAACGACATAGCCGCCCGTTATTGTAAAGAGTGCAAAGCCGAAATAATTGACCCTAATGAGAAGCTGATCGTGGACTTCAAGCGTTATAAGCGCGACCCGACCAACATTCAGACCGACAAAGTATTGTCTGCTAATATTATTAAGACGGTTACTAGAAAAGGTGAGGAGTGCATAAGGGTAGACTATAAAACAGAATATCGCTCTTTTTCTATCTGGTATTTCCCTAGCGCTGTGAACGGGTTCAAGAAAGTTGAATATAACCGACTAATGGAAGCGACAAACAACCGGCAAGATGCTATAACTACAATAACGTACAAGAAAGATTCAAAAAGCGGATTTTATAAGGTGTTTGCATATAATGAACCAGCCGACGAAGTATAGAACGATAATAGCGGATTGCGAAACAGATGGCTTCCTTGATGTATTAACCAAAGTTCATAGCTTATGCGCGCATGTACTAGAAACAGACGAGCGCATAAGTGACTACGGAGACGTAGAAGCTACCGTTCGTCGTTTAATGGAAGCTGACGAACTATGGTTTCATAACGCGTTCAACTTCGATGTTAAAGCAATCAAAAAAGTGTTCCCTTGGTTTTCCCTGCCTGTTGCTAAGGTTCGTGATTCGCTAATCTTGAGTCGCTTATTGTCTCCACACATCGCCGATATTGATAAAAAGCTAAAAGGGTTCCCTAAGAGACTTATCGGATCTCACTCATTAGAGGCGTGGGGATATCGGGTAGGGAAACACAAAGGCGACTACGCGAAGGAAATGAAAGAAGCAGGACTAGACCCCTGGAAGGAATGGAATCCACGTATGCAAGCATACTGCAATACCGACGTTGACGTATCCACAATAATAGTTCAACAAATGAAAGCCAGCGGGATACCAGAACGCGCTAGTGAATTGGAGCACTGGTTCGCTTATATCTGCTCAAAGATGGAAGATACAGGCTTTACTTTCAATGTGAAAGAAGCCCTAAAACTAGAAACAGAACTACGTAAAGAATTATTAGAACTAGACGGGAAACTGTCAGGATTAGTAGAACCTTGGTATAAACCTAAGGCGCATTTTGTACCGAAGCGTACACAAAAAGAATATACCGTCGACTGTCCGTTAACTAAGATAGAATTAGTCGAATTCAAGCCCACAAGTCGCCAGCACATCGCCGACCGATTAATGAAGTGTTACGGCTGGACTCCGAACAAGTTTACAGAAAAGGGAGCGCCAAAAGTAGATGAAACCGAACTACTAAAAGTAGAGCATCCAATAGGTAGACTACTAGCTGAGAGATTCATCATTGCTAAGCGTTTGGGACAAATTAGGGACGGCGCGAAAGGGTGGCTAAAACTACATAAAAATGGCCGGATGTATGGCCGAATAAACACGTTAGGAGCTGTTACAGGTCGATGTACCCATATGGACCCTAATATGGCACAGATACCTTCTGTAGGTGCCCCATACGGGAAGGAATGCCGCTCTTTGTTCACAGTGCGACCAGGTTATAAACTTGTAGGGGCCGACGCTAGTGGGCTAGAACTACGTTGTCTAGCGCACTTTATGGCTGAATATGATAACGGGGCGTATGCAAAAGTGTTATTAGAAGGGGATATACACACAGAAAACCAAAACGCGGCTGGCCTGCCAACTAGGGATAATGCAAAAACATTTATATATGGCTTTTTGTATGGCGCTGGGGCCGCTAAAATAGGTCAGATTGTAAACGGAACGTCGGAAGACGGTAAACGGTGAAAAGAGTCCTTTCTTAATAAGTTGCCCGCACTGCGTACCTTACGTGACACATTGTCTATACAAGCCGAAAAACAGGGTTTTATCTACGGTATAGACGGGCGCAAGCTTTACGTTCGACATGCTCATGCTGTTTTGAACACTTTATTACAAAGCGCTGGCGCTTTATTAGTCAAACAGGCTACAATTAACTTATTCAAACGATTGACTAAAGAAGGTTTCGTTTGGGGCGATGAGTGGGCTATGGTTGCTCACGTGCACGATGAGTACCAGTTAGAAGTAAAAGAAGAATACGCAAGGTATGTAGCAGAAGTAGCTATTTGGTCTTTTCAGCAGGCGGGACGTGACTTTGAATGGCGTTGTCCGTTAGACGGGGAAGCCAAGATAGGAAGTAATTGGGCCGAAACGCATTAATATAAGAGGTTAATAATTATGCCAAAACGACAAAACCCAATAGAGGAAGGTCTATTTTGTCCTGTATGCGGCGCTGACCGTATGTATAAGGAAACTAAAACAAATTTAGCAATGTCAGGCAATACTCGCTACCGTTGCCAAAAATGCCAAAGTCGTACTACACGTCCGCTAGATCATGAGCCTCAGTTGCTACCAAAGTTTAACAAATCTAAAGCAAAGCGATATATCGTTACCAGTGCTGTCAATGACACGCCAGTTAACCAAGAACAACTGGCTACGTTAGAGCGTATAGCGGAAGAAACCGACGCCCGTCTGATTGTCATAGCTACGGTGTACAAGAACCCTGACATGATGAAACAAGGGTTTTTGCAGTCGCTATCTTGGCCGGAAGGAACATTGCCGTACATCTGTCAGGAAAAGTTCCAGATCAATAAGAATCTTGTCCTCCGTGGGGACGCACGCATTCGCGTTACTGCAATCAACCCCCTGCAAGGAGCTAACCACGCGGGGGACGTTAAAAGTGAAATATTCGGCCATCCACAAATAGCTATGGAAATGGTACCGACGCCGAAGGATTCTATTCCCAAGGTACTGCTCACCACCGGAACAATTAGTGAACGGAACTACGGCGGGAGCTGGACGGCTAAGAAAGCCGAATTCCATCACAGTCACAATGCCTTGTTCATAGAAACACGCGGCGACAAATTTTGGCCGACCCAACTACCCTGGGACGGCGAAGGGATTCAGCTGTTTGACCGATACTATACACCGAATAGCAGTCGCAAAGCCGATAAGGTGGCCGGCGTGGTGTATGGCGATGTGCATGCTTATGCGCAGACAAAGCAGGAACGCAAGATATTGAACGAGCTGATCCACGGGCTGAAGGCCGAACATAATGTGATACATGACATATTGGACTTTTCAACAGGGAGTCACCACAAAGAGCATGATTTACTTGCTAATCTGCGTGATCCTGATTTTGATATACGAAACGAACTAAACCATACATGTGACTGGCTTTCTACTGTGCCAAACGCCATAGTAGTCTCCAGTAATCACAATGACCATCTCGATCAGTGGTTCAACCGGTATAACACTCGCAAAGCCGATCAGAATATAAAACTCTACGCCGAATTAATGCATCTAGCCAACAACTCAGTATGCGGCTTATTCGAAGCTTACGTAAACAGCCAAGACGTAGAAGCAGCGTTTACATGTCCTAACGAAGAATTCGATATAGCTGGCATCGATGTGTCACAGCACGGCCACAAGGGACCGAACGGCGCCAGGGGGAGCGGCAAAGGTTTTGCTAGGACGGGGAGAAAAACTATTGTGGGGCACTCACATACTCCCGGTATTTATAAGGGCTGCTGGCAAGTAGGTACAAGTGCTATGACGATGAAATACGCACAAGGGTATTCAAGCTGGCTCATGTGCCACGCTTTGATATCATCAAAAGGCAAGAGATCAATGATCTATGTGATAAACGGTCAAGTATCCCCAATGCTTAAAGAAGCTATTTCTAATAACAAATTTGTATAACGCTTTTCTTTTATAGAGGGTATACTGAAAGCATGAAAACAATTATACAGTTCAGAACATATAAACATGATTACACAGTTAGCACGTTACACTTGCCTAACGGCGAAACGTTCAAAGTGTTAGAAGATGTTGGCAGGCCAGTCGGAGTGAAAATAGCAGGGGAAACGTGCATACCTGAGGGGGTTTATCACACGGAAGTGACTTTTTCCAATAGATTCGGAAAGCCACTACCGATCATTGGTAACCGGCGACGTAAGGGACAACTTATCGTCAATAAACATGGTATAGAATTCACGGGAATACGCGTACACGGCGGAAACACTACAGAAGACACAGACGGCTGTCCTCTAGTAGCGGTCGAGCATCACGACAACATGATATGGAACTGCGCGCCGGCTGTCATGGCCGTAACAGAATATATTAAAAACAATAAATGCTTGTGGGTTATAACAAGTGAATCGGAGGTGATATGAGAAAGATTATTGAACATCTTGAAGCGCTAGGAAATTCCGAAGTATTGCCAGCGGATGTGACAGAAGGGCTGTGCGACGAAATAAAGAACAAATTCGGACCTGGTGTAATGACAACTGTAAAGGGTAAATTTAAAACATGGAAACATCACAGCGGAGATAAACTTTTTCCGGTTCCTGACCCCGATGAGATAGTTACTTCAAAAATTATATATGTAAACCGAAAAAATCAATGGACCGGTAAATACGGCGACATGCGGAAAAACCTATGCTTGCATGTCGCCCAACAGTTACTAGAAGATTTAAATGTATAATGTCTATGACTCGGGCTACAGGGGAAACTGCCCCCTGGAAAGTGCCGAACAAGTAACGTTTTTTAATTGGATAAGATCTGAATACCCTGATACGTTCGGAGCGCTGGCCTTCCATGTACGGAATGAAGGTAAACGAACCGCTGCGCAAGCCCAAAAGGAAAAAGCCGAAGGGATGACAAAAGGCGTGGTAGATATCATCATTCCCGGTAAAATGACATTTGTTTGTGAGTTAAAACGTCAAGATAAAACAAAATCCCGTTTGCCTAATGACGAACGAGAGTATTTAATCAAAGCCTGGGATAATGGCGCGTTCGCTTGTCTATGCTACGGATATGAGGAAGCCATAAAGGCTTTCGAGGATTGGAGAAGTTTATGCTGTTCTTAAATGTTATTTGTTCTATCATCCTGACTATAACCGGTATCTGGCTTTGTTATACCGGTCAAGACTGGCTGTTAGCAATCCTTTGCTTTGCGGCGTCCTTTGTTGGCGTTATTGCGTGTGTTATTGAGGATTAGACCTCTATCCATCCTTTTATTTCTATAGGCCCCGATGCCCTACTAGCTGCCAACGACCCCCCTG